TTGAGGAGAAAATAGAAGATAAACTAGAGCAGATCATAGAAGGTCTGGGAGGAGATACAGATGAGCTTTCTTGACAAGTCACCTGCTGAGGAGTGGGATGCTTTAAGTAAGAAACGCAGGGCAGAGGCTAGACGTGTTAACGAAGCAATAAAGGACGAACAACGTGTTGCTTCTAGGCTGTCTACTTACGACGCTATAAACCCTAGCCACTACAAAGGCAGCGGAATAGAGTGTATAGAGTACATCAAAGAGCGCATACCTACAGAAGCCTTCTTAGGCTATCTCAACGGCAACGTCATTAAATACACGCATAGGTGGCAAGAGAAGAACGGCATAGAAGACCTACGCAAAGCACGTTGGTACTTGGACAGACTAATACAGGAGCAGTGTAATGGTTAAGATTAACAAGCTAATAGACCTGTGTACGCAGTGGAGCAGTGACCGAGGCATCTTTGTTAACGGCACAGTGCAGACACAGGCACTAAAGCTAGTTAGCGAGATAGGCGAGTTAGCAGACAACGTGGCAAAGCAACGTGACATACAAGACGACATAGGCGACTGTCTCGTGGTGTTGAACAACTTAGCCATTATGAACAACACAACTCTGGCAAAGTGCCTAGAGGTAGCATACAACGACATCAAAGACCGTAGGGGTTACCTAAACGGCGCAGGTGTATTCATTAAAGATTCTGATAGGAAAGTAGCATGAGCGAATTTAGAAACAGTTTTGGCGAGTCAATCTTCCGTAACAAGTACGCACTATCGCCTACACAGACTTGGGGCGAGAAAGTAGACGACATTGTCAACGATGTCTGCACAGGTATTCTTGAGAAGGAGGAAATGGATGTCCTAAACAAGGCTATGAAGGAGTTTAAGTTCATGGCAGGTGGACGTTATATCTACTACGCAGGGCGACAGGCGAAGTTCTATAACAACTGCTACCTACTCAAAGGTGAAGAGGACACGCGAGAGGAATGGGGAAAGCTAACACAACGAGCAAGCGACTGCCTAATGAGCGGCGGTGGAATCGGCATCGACTACAGTGTCTTTCGTCCAAGCGGGTCACCACTGGGCAGAACAGGTGGCGAAGCGTCAGGCCCACTACCACTAATGAACTCTATAAACGAAATAGGCAGAAACGTGATGCAAGGCGGCAGTCGTCGTAGTGCTATCTATGCGTCTCTAAACTGGCGACACGGCGACGCTGAGAAGTTCTTGACAGCTAAGGACTGGCACGCACTGCCTATCGCTGACGGCGTTACAGTGTTTGATGCTAAGCAGAACAACTTTAACTTCCCTGCGCCGTTAGACATGACTAACATCAGTCTTAACTACGATGACAAGTTCTTAGACGCTATCAAGAACGGCTTCTTGCCTGAAACGTTTGTACAGAACTGCAGACAAGCTCTGATGACAGGCGAGCCAGGATTTAGCTTTAACTTCGGAGACAAAGAGAATGAGACACTCAGAAACGCCTGCACAGAAGTTACTTCTGAAGATGATAGTGATGTGTGTAATCTTGGCTCTATCAATATCGGTGCTATCGACAACATTGAAGAGTTCCGAACCATCGTTAGAGCAGCTTCTATGTTCCTCGTCGCAGGGACACTCACAGCTGAGCTACCAACCAAGAAAGTGTATGCAGTACGAAACAAGAACAGGCGTCTTGGTTTGGGCTTGATGGGTATGCACGAGTTCCTGCTAAAGCGTGGCAGCGACTACGAAGTCACTGACGAGCTGCACAGGTGGCTAGAGGTGTACCGTGAGGAGTCTGAGAAGGCCGCTAACGCTCTTTGCGACGCTCAAGGTATATCACGCCCTGTAGCCTATCGCGCAATCGCTCCTACAGGCACTATAGGCATCCTAGCGGGTACTACAACAGGTATTGAGCCGCTGTACGCTGTAGCCTACAAGCGTCGCTACTTAGTTGGCGGTGACAAGTGGAAGTATGAGTACGTTGTAGACGCTACAGCTGAAGACTTGATTAAGACACACGGCTTAGACCCTGACAAGATACAGACATCGTCGTCTATGGTGAATGACTTTGAGCGTCGCCTGAAGTTCCAAGCTGACGTACAAGACTATGTTGATATGTCTATCTCGTCTACCATCAATATGCCTTCGTGGGGTAGTGAGTTTAACAACGAAGATCGTGTGATGGAGTTTGCTGCAGTGTTGGCTAAGTATGCACCACGTCTGCGAGGCTTCACTTGCTATCCTGACGGCTCAAGAGGTGGTCAGCCGCTAACTATGTGTAGCTACAAAGAGGCTATGAAGCACAAGGGTGTGGTGTTTGAGGAGAATAGCGAGACTGTGTGTGCCTCAGGAGTCTGTGGCATCTAACACACTATAGAAGGTAAAAAGCCCTGTAGAGCATCCCAATCTCTACAGGGCTTTTTCGTGTACGTCCGCAGGGACGATCCTAAGGTAGCACAGAGGATTCTATTACTTACGTTTAGTCATCTTAGGCTTAGTGCCTTTCTTAGCTGCTGCCTTCTTAGCCGCTGCTTTACCCTTCGTTGTGTAGCTGTACTTCTTACCGTTTACCATTGGCATAGTCTTGCTCCTTTGTCTTGACAGATTGTGTAACGTATGCTATTCTTTTTGATGTCTCCGCCGCCGCTGCAGTTACCTATAGCGACCTAGTTAGGCATCTGTGCTTGTAGCATCTCTTGCTCTGCCTGACGCTCTTCAGACAATGCTCTATTGTATAGGTCGTAGATAGCTATTGTTGACTGTCCTAAAGAGCTGTCACCAAAGGCTGTTCCTCTGAGACTGGATAGATCAGCGTTGTTCCTCATAAGCAAAGCTGACAATACTCTAGCGTCTCTCTTGCCAGAAGGGGTGTTGCTGACATAGGAACGCGCAATTGCCTCTGCGTCGTTGCCTGCTCTTATCATGCCTTTCATTAAGTTGCCGTTGTTCTTTAAAGCAGCTAAAGACAATTGCTGTAAACCTTTACCAACTAAGTAAGAACTTGCAGCAGTACCTGCGCCAATAGCAATAGGAGTAATTAAAGAAGGATTGGCAGTTGCGTAAGCAAAAGTACCTATAGCACCTGTTATTAGTCCTGAAGCCACAGTTCCTGCCTTAGCTCCTAAGTTTCCTAACGTCATTAACGCATTCTCTATCTTACCGCCTTCTATAAAAGCCCTTATCGCCTTCTTTTCTTTATCAGTGAACGCCATTGTTTTCTTGTCGTTCTTTAACAAAGACGCTATTCCTTGTCTTAAATAGTACTCGTAAGGTTTGTTTCCTTCCCTGTGTGAGGCAGCGTCTATTGCAGCGTTATTGCTAACTTTGTCTATTTGCTTGCTTGTGTTGCTTCTTCGCCATAGCTCCCTAGCTGTTTTAACAGCTTCTGCTATAGTTCTGCCGTCAACTGTCTGACTAGGGGCGCTGCCAGTCATTCTTAGTATTTCTTCGTCAATCAACTTAGCAGCAATGCCTGCTGTTCTAGCTATGTCATCAGTACCTGCAGCAGCTTGCTCAGCTAGTTTTCCTCTAGCTGTGTCGATAGTACCAAAGGTAACGTCACCGCTTTTAATCGCATCCAACAACTTTACAACGCGATTACGAACTGTTCCGTACATAGGGTCAGTAGTTATTTCTTCATCAAGAAACTTACTAAGGTTAGAAGAAAGACGCTGTGTGCTTTCCTTTCCTGCTTTTACGCCTAGTTCGTCTAGTTGATTGTAGATGTAGCTAGAAGCGCCTTTTAAGGCTTCAGTGCTTGGTATAGATTCGTTTAAGAGTCTATTAGTTGCAAAGTTAGTAACTTGCTTTAACAAAGACTGAGCAGCCGCAGGTGTTATGATCTGTCCACTAAGACGTGCAAACTCTTCAGCGCCTTCTGGTAAGAACTCAGCCTGCCCTGCAAGAGCAGCAGCGCTTTCACCGCCTAAGCCTCCTGTTGTACCAAAGATAATGTCATCAATAGATTTACCAGAGCCTAGCAACTCAAACACGTTCTTAGCTGTACCTGTTTGCAAGCCTTTAGCAATCATTTGGGAAATAAAGCGTTGAACAGGCGCTCCTGACATAACCATGCCTGTAAGTTCGCCTGTGCCTGCTGCGATGTCTGTAGCCACGCCTTCGCCTGCAAACTCTCCTCTCTCAGGAACCATACCACGTAGAGAGAAAGGAGCTGCAAAGCCTTCTGGCTCAATTCCAAGCATAGACTGAGCGTAGGGACGTATTTGCTGCTCTACAGCGCGTAGTGGCGTTGTTGCAAAGTCTATTAAAGACGTTACAGGTCTATTAATACCTGCTACAGCTTCGCCTGTAAGGTCTAAAGCACGATCAACACCAGACTTTTGCACTTCAGCTACAGGAGACGGAGTAGGCGTCTGAGCAGGTTTGTCCACAGACGGACGAAGAGGCGCAGCAGCTTCTAAAAGTTTTTTAGCAGCGTCAGCGTCGCCTGCAGCATCAGCGTTTCTTGCAGCCGATATTAGCTGTTCAT